AAATGGATAATATTAAAGTAAAAGAAGTAAATTTTGAAGAACAAAAATCTCAAGCAGAAATAGAAGAAAAACTGCTTAAAGATCATGAAGAAAAACAAAATGTTCAAGAAGTAGGTTCGGAGCCTACTGTTGAAGCTAAAGAAGAACCAGCAGAAATTGTTGAAGAAACAACTCCAGTATCAGAGGTAAATGATACAGATGTTCTTAAATATATAAAAAACAGATATGATAAAGACATATCTTCTGTAGATGAATTGTTTGCGCAAACAAAAGACAATGACGATTTACCAGAAGATGTGGCGGCATATTTTAAATACAAGAAGGAAACTGGACGTGGAATAGAAGACTTTTATAAATTACAAAAAGACTACGACTCTATGGATGGTGACCAATTGTTGGCTGACTATTATGGCGTGACCGAAGAAGGTCTTGACGCTATAGATATTCAAGATATGTTGGAGGATAAATTTAGTTTTGACGAAGAACTAGACGAACCAAAAGATATTAAGAAAATCAAGTTGGCTAAAAAACGAGAACTTGCGAAAGCGAAAAAGTTTTTTAATGAACAAAAAGATAAATATAAAGCTCCTCTTGAGTCAAGTGGGGGTAAGTTATCTGATGAACAAGAAAAAAATCTTAATGCTTATAAGAGTTACATAGAGGAATCTAAAACTGTTGAAGAGGCAAACGAAAAAAGATATGACTATTTCTTAGATAAAACTGAAAAAGTTTTTAACGATGAATTTAAAGGTTTTAAATTTAATGTCGGTGATAAGGACATGTCTTACAAACCAGGGACAGCTCAAGAATTGAAAAACAAACAGAAAGATGTTAACACATGGCTTAACACTTTTATGAATGACAAAGGCTTGATAGAAAATACAGAGGGGTACCACAAGTCTCTTTCTGTTGCAATGAACCCTGACAAATTTGCTAAATTCTTTTACGAACAAGGCGTGGCAGCGGCTGTGGATAATGTTACTAAGAAATCTAAGAACATAAACATGGAAGTAAGAACGGCTCCTCAATCTTTCCAAAAAGACGGATTGAAGATTAGAACAGTAGGGAATACAGATTCAGGTAGAGGACTCAAAATAAGAAGTATTAAATAAATTATTAAAATAAAAAAAATTAATTATGTCAGTATTAGCAACACCAGGATTTGCCTTACAGCCATCTGCACAGAGAACTGTATCGCCATCCAATTACATAACTAACTTTGATTTCTTGAATCAGTATTTACCAGATACATACGAAAAGGAATTTGAGCGTTATGGAAATAGATCAGTAGCATCCTTCTTAAGACAAGTAGGTGCTGAAATGCCTTCAAATTCAGATTTGATAAAATGGGCAGAGCAAGGAAGATTACACGTTAAGTATACAAACGTAAATGCAAATTTAGCAGCAGCACAAGGTGCAGCAGCTGGAACGTTTACTATTAACGATGTATTAAATCCTGCAACGAATGCAGCAGCAAATATTTCAGGTCAAATCGCAATGAGAATTGGACAAACGGTTATGATCTCTGATAATGCTCCTAATTCAACTTTAAGTAACAAAGCAATTATATCAGCAGTTAACTATGCAACAAGTACAGTAACAGTATTATTTTATGAAGCGGCTGGACAAGCTATGGCACAAAATTCAACTGTAACTATTTTTGTTTATGGTTCTGAGTTCCAAAAAGGAACAGATACAATGGCTGAGTCTTTAACTTCAGATGATTTCATCTTCCAAAATTCACCAATTATTATCAAGGACAGGTACAGAGTTGCTGGTTCAGATATGGCGCAAATCGGATGGATTGAAATTACAGGAGAAGACGGAGTAAGTGGATACCTTTGGTATTTAAAGTCTGAGCATGACACAAGATTACGTTTTGAAGATTACCTAGAAACAGCTATGGTGGAAGCAGTTCCAGCAGCAGCAGGTTCTGGAGCAGTTGCTTCAACAACTACAGGTAACAAAGGATCTGACGGAATCTTTTTTGTTGTTCAACAAAGAGGTAATATCTATGGTGGTGGAAACCCAGTAGCTTTAGCTCAGTTTGACAATGTTATTCAAAGACTTGATAAGCAAGGTGCAATTGAAGAAAATGTTTTATTTGTAGACAGACAATTCTCATTTGATATTGACGATATGTTAGCGGCACAAAACTCTTACGGAGCAGGTGGTACTTCATACGGTCTATTTGACAATGATAAAGAAATGGCTTTAAATCTAGGATTCACAGGATTCAGAAGAGGTTATGACTTTTACAAGTCTGATTGGAAATATCTTAACGATGCAACTATGAGAGGTGGTATTGTTGGTGGTGCAGTAAATGGACTTTTAGTTCCTGCTGGATCAACTACAGTATATGACCAGGTATTAGGTAAAAACGCTAAGAGACCTTTCTTACATGTACGTTACAGAGCTTCTGAAACAGAAGATAGAAGATATAAAACGTGGATTACTGGTTCTGCTGGTGGTGCGCAAACTTCTAACTTTGACTTAATGGATGTAAACTTCCTTTCAGAAAGAGCAGTATGTACTTTAGGTGCAAACAACTTCTTCTTATTCCAACAATAAGAAGTAAACAATAATAAGGGAGGAGTTAATCCTCCTCCCTTTTTTTTAAATCTAATTAAATTTTATTATAATGAAAAAAAGTAACAAATATGTCGCTAAGACATACAAATTAAAAAGTGACGCTTCACCATTGAATTATATGTTAAGCTCACGAAATTCCCAAAGATTTCCTTTATTATGGTTTGACGAAGACAAAGGTATTAACAGACCTTTACGTTATGCTAGAAACCAAAAAAGTCCTTTTGAAGATGACCAAGATGGTAATGCCATTTTAGAACCAATTGTTTTTGAAGATGGATTTTTATTTGTTCCAAAAGAAAATCAAATATTACAAGAATTTTTATCTTTTCACCCACAGAACGGTTATGTGTTTCAAGAAGTTGATTCAGCAAAAGATGCAACTGAAGAAGTTGAATGGATGGATTACGTTTTACAAGCTCAAGTTACCGCTCATGATTTAACTATTGAAAAGCTTTCATCTTTAGGTAGGGTTATCTTTGGACAAAAAGCTGATAAAATGTCAACAGCAGAATTGAAAAGAGATATGATGGTATATGCTCAACAAGAACCTCAGGAGTTCTTAGACACTATTAATGATCCAATGGTTGAATTACAAGATGAAGTAGTTCAATTTGTAAGCGCAGGCTTATTAATGATTAATGATAAAAAAGTTAGTTTTAACTTACCAGGAAATAAAAAGAAATTAATGACTGTTCCTTTTGGAGAAGACGCTCACTATATTTTAGCTTCTTACATGCAAAGCGATGAAGGTTTAGAGGTGTATAAACTTCTGAAGAAACACCTTAAAAAGGATAAGTAATATTACTTATCTTTGTTCATTATTAACCCTTAATTTTATTTTTATTATGGCAATGTCAAAATTTTTATCAGTATACATTAACGCAGCAGATATTTCAGGTGGTGCAAACCTAATTCCTGCGGATGGTGTGATTAACGTACTTCAAACAAGTGCAACAGTAGTTACAATTAATTTTAGAGATGCAGCAGCTGGATTCCAGACTGTAGCTTTAACTCATACAGCTCTTCCTGCTTACGCAGTAGCAACTCCTGAAGAGAGTAGAGCAATGAGAAATTTATTTGCTGACGCAATAAAACAAGCTTTATCAACTGGATGGACAAGTCCTGCTTACAACTTAGTGGTTCCTGGTTACCCAGAAATAGAGCCAGCAGCTGGAACAGGTGATGTATCAATCACAGCAATAGCTTGGTCTTAGTATTAACCCTTAAACAATAATAAAATGGCAGCGAAATATTTATCATTTCCAGTAGCTACGATAGTTGATTCAGGGACTGAAACGATTATTATAACAGGTAACAATGTTACAGCTCAGACAGCAACATCAATGACTGATACAACAGTTAATTTTGTAACTTTAGGAGTTCAAGTAGGAGATAGAGTAACAGATACAGCAAATGCAGATACAGCTTTAGTAACAGCAGTTACTGCAACTGTTTTGACTATTGACACCGATATCTTTACTGTTGCTTTAGAAACTTATTCTATTACAGCATTAGGTTCTTCATTATATGACACAGGACAAAACTTTTTAACTACAGTTAGTCCTGGAGATGTAGTTTATAATTCAGGTACTGCTGGAACAGCAAGAGTAGTGTCTATAGTAAACGATAGCCGATTAACTTTATCAGCTGATATTATGACAATTGGAGACACTTATAATGTATTAGACGAGTTAACTTCTAGCGAGGTTCTTTGTTCATTAAGTGAATTAATTATGGTAAAACGTGATACTAATTTTGCAACTGTAATGTATTACGGAGCAGGTTCTGGAAACGACATAATTACTATTCAGCATACTGATCAAGGAAATGGTAGTCTGGTGGCAGAGGCAATTCAAACAGCAATGCAAGATGCAGTTTCTATGCCAGGTTCAATACCAAAACCTTCTTCACAAAATGTACCAATTGGCTTAAATGGAACATCAAGAGTTTTAATTAACGATATTAGCATAACATAATACTTTAATTAAACTAACTAAAAAGCAAGGGGTTACTAAAAAAAGTAACCTCTTTTTTTTTTACTATCTTTGTTATAAATACTTTAAACTATGGCAGCTAATATTAATGAGGTAAGAAATACTGTTTTAGCAATAGCTAATAAAAATAATTATGGATACATTTCTCCTAGTGATTTTAATTTATATGCTAAGCAAGCTCAAATGGATATGTTTGAGGATTACTTCTATCAATACAATAATTGGATTAACAGACAAAACAAAAGAACTTCTGGAACAGGATATGCAGATATATTAAAAAGCCTTGTAGAAGTAATAGAAGAGTTTTCAATAACTAATTTTTTAACTCAGACTTTAGCTAACACATATGCTTTACCAGCTGATTATTATTTTATAGATAAATTATTTTACTATCCTCAAGTATTATCTACAGGAACAAACACTACAGTAACAGCTTTTAAACTAACTGATGGTGCTGCTACTTTTTCTAATTTAACATCTCCATACACGCCTCCAGTAGGAAGTATAATAGTTAACACTACTACAAGTACTGAATGTTTTGTTACTAATGTAGACAGTCCAACTGTATTATCTATAAGCGGGAATATTATGAATATAAATGACAATTATGTTATTTATAATAATGAAAATATAAAAGAAGTAGAAAGAGTTAGTCAAAATAAAATATTTTATTTAACAAGCTCTCCATTAACAGCTCCATCAGCTCAATTCCCTGCTTATGTATTAGAGGGAAATACTGTTACAGTATACCCTTCTGTAATTGGCCCTAACGTAGGTAGTAGTGTTTTTAGTCAGTGGACAGGAACAAGTATAAAGTGTCAGTACATTAGGTATCCACTATCTCCACAATGGACATTCGTTACATTAGCTGGAGGTGAGCCTATCTTTAATAACACAGCAGCATCTTTTCAAGATTTTGAATTACCAGACTCAGATGAGCCAGCTTTAATTGCAAAGATATGTCAGTATGTCGGTATAGAAATAAGAGAGGCTGATGTTTATCAATTTGGTACACAAGAATTAAACGAAGAAACTCAAACAACAACATAACATGGCATATATAAATGATTATCAATATTACGAGAATGGAGGAGCTACACCTGAAGATGCTAATTGGGGTTCTTATCAATATACTTCTTTAGAAGATATAGTAAATAATTTTATGTTAATGTATCAAGGTAACAATGAGTTGTTAAATAACTTAAATAGGTATCAAGTTTTGTTTCACGCTAAGCGAGGAATACAAGAACTTAACTACGATGCTATGAAAGAAATTAAAATTTTAGAATTAGATGTATGTAATTCTTTAAGATTTGTTTTACCGCAAGATTATGTCAACTGGGTAAGAGTTTCTGTTTTTAGAAACGGAATGTTACTTCCTTTGGTAGAAAATATACAAACCAATTGGAGTGGTGCATACTTGCAAGATAATGATTGTAATATATTATTTGACCAAGATGGTAATGTTTTAAAACCTCAACATTCTGGTTTAGATATGGCCAGAATATTAGGTAGTAAAAGAAGTATTTATTTAAATAACAACAGTCCTTTTAATAATCAAACAGGATATAATGTAGATGGTAGCTGGTACTTTGATTATGCAATTGGAGCAAGATTTGGTTTAAATACTGAAACAGCAAATCAAAACCCTACTTTTAGTATAGATAAAAAAAGTGGTGTTATAAATTTTAGTTCAGGTGTTATAAACGATATGGTAATAGTTGAGTATGTTTCAGATGGTATGGAAACAGGAAATAATGCTAAAATAGAAGTTAATAAACTTTTTGAAGATTATTTATATGCTTACGTTAGGTATGCTCTTTTAAATGGAAGATTAGGAGTTCAAGAATATATAGTTAATAGAGCAAGAAAAGATAAGTCTTCTTTATTAAGAAATGCAAAAATAAGATTAAGTAATATACACCCTGGAAGGCTCTTACAAAACTTAAGAGGTCAGGCTAAATGGATAAAATAATATGGCGTTAACTAGCATGAACTTTATTGGGGGTAAGATGAATAAGAGTGTTGATGAACGTCTTATTCCAGAAGGTCAGTATATTGATGCTTTAAATGTACGTTTAGGATCAACAGAAGGTACAGAGATAGGAGCTGTAGAAAACTCAAAGGGAAACACTCAATTAACCTCAATAGATTTTGCAGGTTCTGCTTTGATAAACCCTATTACTATAGGTGCTTTTGCAGATGGAGTACGAGAAACAATGTATTGGTTTGTTGCAGCAGATAATGTTGACATGATTGTTTCATATCATACTCCTACGCAAATCATTACTCAACATGTTGTATCTGTAAATGTTTTAAATTTTAATCCAACTTATTTAGTTACTGGAGTTAGTTTAATAGAAGACTTATTGTTTTTTACTGATGATTTTAATCCTCCAAGAAAAATAAATATTAATAGAAACTATAATGACCCAATAGGTACAGTTGATGGTATTGTAGAAGAAGATATTAGTGTGGTATTAAAACCACCTGGATATGAAA